ACCTCCTTCGTGATTTTTAATTGTTTTGCGTACTCTTCGAGTGGCACTCCTAATTTTTTAGCTATTGCTACCTGTGATGAAGTGAGTCTCACAGTTTTGCGTCCTGGTTTTACGCTTCGATTTACTGAAGCAACGGACTGAACCGGCTTAGACGTAGTTTGTTGATTAGTTTTACCAAACTTATGTGGAAAGTCAACACGTATTCTTTTATCTATTTCCGCATAATACTCTTCAGATTTAGGATCATATCCTTCATTCTCAACTAACTCTTTGTGGATTTCAAAAGCAGTAAAAGTCATAGCTCGGTCTTGACCAAACCATGTATTTTTAGATGCCCAAGCTTCCGCTTTAGGGTCAGTTTCGGGTAGTTCTGATGGAGTTTGTTCTGGTAGTTTTCCACCGTCAGATAGTTTAACTGGAATTTCTTTTTCCAGCACTTCTGTTTTTTGTTGTCTATCTTGCAGTCTAGCATGCTCAAAAGAAAGCTCTGCTATTCTCTTGTTGATATCAACTTGAGATTTAGCATCACCTGCTTCAATAGCTGCTGCAAGTTCTCTTTTGGCAGAATCTAAACCTGAATTAACATTAGCTTCAAGTTTTTTAAGATACTCAGAATCTGATTTTTGAAATCTAAATTCTATTTGTTTTCTTTTTTCTTCAACTGCCTTTGCATAATCAAGCGCCGCTTGTTCACGTCTCTCTGCTTCCCTCATTTTTCTTGTGAGTGTAGCAATACGAGCTTGAACGCCTTTACTATATTTTTCTAGCTCTTCATCTTTTTTTTTAGTTTCGCTAGTTTGAATAGTAGGCTGCTCATCAGATTTCTCAGATGAATTATCGGACTGATTATCGTTTTGATTATTTTCTTCATTGGTTAGTGCTCCTTGTTTCGTTTCTTTTGATTCGGTTTCTACAACCGATTCATCTTTTTCTTCTGGTACATCGATCTCGGCTCCTGGGCCAGACGTATCGATATCGACTGTTTTGTTTTCGTCTGTTTGCATAGTTGTCTCCTATGTTGATTAATATTCATGCAAGATATCCTCTGGATTCTTGATGGTTGCTAAAACTTCATCATCGTTTAGCAGACGAATTTCTCCACCCTCAATTTTTATTCTGGATCCTGCATATCGGGCAAACATTATCCAATCACCTTCCTTGCACCATGGACCATCAGGATATCTTTCCTTGTCCTTGTAGCAATCTGGACCCATTCTTAAAACTAAACCACATTGAGAAGCAACTTGTTGTCTCTCTAATGTTTGTTCAGCTAAAACGATTCCGCCTTTTGTTTTTTCCCTCATCTTAAAAGGCAAGACTAACATTCTCCAACCCGTAGGGTTAGGAAGTTTTTCTTTTTCGTCAGTTAACTTTTTTTCTTTTGGTTGTTTTTGGTATTTTTCTTCTAAAGCGTTTTTATGCTTTGGTATCTCGTTTTGAGATGTCGATGACTGTTCCATTGTTTTGCTCCTTATCATTTAGCAGGATAGAGATCTCCTGTTTAACCGCTTCTAAAGCGTTTATTTGTCCTATTATATACTTGTATTTTTCCATATTGTCAATGTTTCCAGAGGTTACATTAATAGACAACTGGTCCAGTCTCACGTTAATACTTTTTAATAATCTAGTTATTACTCTTTCTAAATTCACTTTAACAATTCCACTTTCGAAGGGATTTGTTTATTCTTGAATCAGGATCTCTTGCAGTTTTAGCTGATGTCAATCGTTTTTTCATGCCCTTCATACGAGCGCAGAAGCTTTTTCTTCTGTTAGCAGCTTTTGATCCTTTTTTTAATTTTGATGGTTTAGTTGTTACAGCCATAGAAAGTTTAGAACCAGGATTTGCAGCTCTGTAAGATGCAATACCTTTTTTATTTAATCCACCAGATTCAGACTTGCCTTCTTTTCTTTGCCAGGCAGGAGTCTTTCCTCCAGATGCATATCTAGTTCTAAAATCGTTTCTCATTACGCTTGTGATCTTTTAATTGCTTTAGCTGTTGGTGCACCTTTGCTTCCAGGTTTTCTCATTTTTTCACCAGAGCCAGCTGCAATTCTTTTTTTCTTCTGTTGAATGTTATACCAAAGACCTTTTCGTGCCATTTTTCCAGATTTTGTTTTATGATATTTATTTGACATTTATTGCCTCCTTACATTTTTCACATCTATGTTTAAATTTTGGATGTTCATCGCAAAAACCTTTTGCAGCAAATGCGTTTTCAGGTGCAATAGGTGTTTCTAAACATCTACAAAACTTACCATAGAATTTTTCTATTAATTTTTTAATCATTCTCTACCTTCATTTGGGATTGAATAATTTTAGCTTTGTTTCTTTTTACTTGAGTGCTTCTTAAATACTCTTCTGTTTTTTTCTTACCAGCGGAAGGCTTAACGGATTTAATTACAGGTGAAGTTTTTTTACTTTTACCTAATAAACCATATCCTCTTCTTGCTGCGCCAAACATTATTTTTTTACTTTGCCACCTTTTTTCATAAAGCCCATTTTATTTCGAACTTTAGTAGGAAGTTTTCCTAAAGATTTTTTCTTATCTGCAGGAACTTCTTTTAACATTCCACCTTTAGCTTTAGCTACTCTTGGATTTGTTGTTTGTTTGTTATATCTTGGATTTGCCATAATATTCTCCTTATTTATTTTTTGTTCATATTTATCACATCTGTAGCCTTAAGTCCATATATGGCTGCAACTACTGAAACCCAAAGGCCCACTATCCACCAGGGCATCTCTTGTAATTTTTGAAAGTATAAATCAATCTTTTCTTGCATTTTTTCATCTTCTGCAAATACAGAATATGCTAACAAAAACAGAGGCGAAGAAATTGTTAAAAGTACAAATTCATCCTTCCAGTCTGATTTTTGATTTTCTGCAATTTTACCAGAAAACTCAATTTCTCCACGTTTCATTTTTTCAATGTGAAGTAATTTAGCTTCTGACATTGCAACGTCAGCTGCTTTTTTGTTTTTGTATATTTCAAGTCCAGATTTTAGACCTTGACCCAACAAACCCCAAGGAATCATACTAATACCAAGTTGCTTTTTGTTTTCTAGCCTTGCCAGTACCTTTAACAGTTGTCTTATCACCAGTTGCAATGTAATTTTTGCCTCTGATGCTAGTTTCACTTCTTGGATCTACGATTAGATTTTCAGAAGGTACTTTAACTGCTTTAGATTTTTTATAGTTCATCATGTTAACCTCGTTTTTTACTTTTACCAGCTTTTGAAAGAGCAATTGCAATAGCCTGTTTAGGGTTTTTTACAATTTTTCCTGACTTACCGCTGTGTAGTTTGCCAGATTTAAATTCCTTCATAACCTTCTTAACCTTTTTTTGTGACTTTGTCATCTTTTTCATTATTTTCCTCCTCTATTTCTCATTGAATTTGACATTTGTTGTTTAACAATTGAAGTTTCAGCTCTTAATTCAGCTAAATCTTCGTTTTGATCCATCTTATCTTCGGCAATTTCTCTACTTTGAACTAATTTTGCTCTTTCAAGTTCTGCTTTTTTCTCCATTTCCTCTTTTTTACGTTCATTTTCCATTGCTCGTAAGTCAACTTCTCTTGATTTTAATTTTAATAGAGGATCAGAGTCAAATTGTGATGTAATTTTGTTTTCTTCCTTCATAAATTCTTCAGTCATCTCTGAAATCAACACTGCTTTTCTAGCTTCTATCTGTTGAGTGATCTGTTGAAGCTGTTGTTGAATTTGTGGATTCATTTGTGCTTGTTGTTGCATCATCATCATTTGTTGGAACTGTTCATTAAACTCTAATTGAACTTGTTCTTGAGCCATTATTGAGATGTGTTCTAAAATATTTTTTTGTATTGCAGCCATTATCATTGGATTATTTCTAACCATATTAGTTGACATAAAGTTTAAGTGAGCTGTGATGTGTGCTCTGTGATCTTGACCAGGAAATGCTTGGAAAGGTTTGCCACCTAACGCATCAATGTGTTCTAAAGATGGATCTTTAGGCATTGGTGGAGCAGGCGGTGGTAAAATTTGATCAACATTTTTTACACCGATTGCAGTATACATATCTCTATACACAGCATACAAATTATGTAGTTGTGGATTAGATGTAGCTAACTGTAATTCAGTTTGAGCAAGAGTTATTCTTTGAGACATTGAAAAAATATTAGGGTCAGCAACTGGAATGATATCAACTCTATCATCAAAGTCAGCTTGTTTAATTTCTTTTGCACCACCAACTACGTCATAAGGATAAATTGGTGGTAAATAAGTTTTAATAATTTTAGCAAGTAATTTAAATTCTTTTTTTAATGCACCATATAATCTTTTATGTATTGCAGACATAACTTTTGATCCTCTTTCAAGAAGAGCAATAGTTGTGCCTACAGCAGCATTTTGATTTCCTTCTCCAACTTGCATTTCAGTAATTGATGCAAACCTCTGCCCAGCTTGAACTACAATTCCCATTAGCGCTAATAAAGTTTGAGAAGGTTCTTTGTAAGGTAAAGGGTAGAAAGCATCTCTCAACGATCCACCAGGTGCATCGACGTCTTTAAACTCACCAGGTTGAATCGGAGCTGCTTCATCTCTAACCCTTACTCCTCTTTGTTTAAACCCTGCAGGTAAATTAGATAATGTACCAGCATCTAATAATTGACGGAGAGCAGTCGTTGCCGTCCTGCTCAATCCGCCAATCATGTGAATTAATCCAAAACCATAAAATCCTAGTCCTGGCAGAAATTTAAAGTGGACAAAATATTGGATCTTATTTTTCTTTGGATCATTGGGCGCATAGTTCCTTCTTATCGAAAGAACTTTAGTACTACCTTCTTCGATTGTAACGATGTAAGGTAGCTTGATTCCAGTCGGTTCCCCGTCTGGACCAATATCTTCAAAACCTTCTAGATCTAAATTAATGTGACACTCCAGTAATGTATAGACATCATCTGGCTTGCCAGTTTTTTTAGTTCCTTCAAGTTCTCTCTCCTTTTCAGTAACTTTATCTTCTATTACTGCTGGTGGAGATAATTCTATGTCAGAATAAAATCCTGCGACTTGTTGTTTTCTCAAATCGTTTTCAGAAATTTTAATTGTATGAATGACTGATTCCGCATCGTCTAATGAGGTAGCCGTATACGGAACAATCAAATCATCCGCTGGAATAAACTTTGATACAGCTCGTCCCAGTAAATCGTCATAATAAACTTTTTTAAATGAAGAACCTGCTAGGGGTAAATGAAATAACATTTGATCAAACTCTGGTTCATATTCTTGCATCTGATCCATAATTTGATAGTTCATAAAATCTTTGACACGTTGTGCTTGTTGTTCTTTTTGTGGAGTGATTGCTCCTACGATTTGAGTTCTAACAGGACCATCACTTGGTAATAATTCTTTGTAAGCCATTGCTTGAAACTGTGTAACAGCTTCAGCTAGTACAGGGTGCGTGGCACCTGATGCACCTTGGAAAGGTTCTGTTCTGTTTTCATATTTAAATCCTAAAAGATCTAAACCTTCCATGTAAGATTGTTCCCAATCTTTTCTGGACATTTTATAGTCCATATAATTTTCTTTTAAAACACTTCCTAGTGGATCTAAAACATCTTCAGGTAAGATGTCTGCTAAATTGTCAAAATGAGATTCGGTTCCAGGTACATTAACTGCACTTGGATCAAAATTAATTGTTGCTCCACCATCTTCTTCTGGTGTGACTTCTACGGGACCTTTTTCTGTAACTTCCTCTTGAACTTGTACTTCTTCTCCTGCGCCTGGGACCTCTAATTCAGTACGAATTTCATTTGGGAGTGATTTATCGATATCTGCCATTTAAACTCCTAATATTGTTTACCATATTTTTTAAGAGAAGCCAAGCCTTGATGGTTTGGGCCTCTTTTGGGTGGGATTGTTGTTGTTAAACTAGCTATACCTCCTGAAGCAAACGTACCATATGTTTTAGGAAAAGCTTGATTAGCTCTTATTATAGAATTTTGTATTGGTTCTCCCATCATTCCAGATGCTCCATAAAGTTGTTCTGCATAAGCTGGATTTTCAGCTGCTTTAGAAAAAATATCTCTCCACACAAATTCGTTTACTGTAGGTATTCCGCCTTGTTGTTGTTCAAAAAGTATTCTTTCTAAATCTGTTTCGCCTGGATTAACGTCCTCTTCTCTCATCCCCTGTAATATTTTTAATTTTTCTTTTGGATCTTTTGCATATTGATCAAATATAAGGTTTTTTGCTATATCCTCCATAGTAAACAAAGGTACAGTTTTTGTTTTACCTATATCTAAATCTGATTCACTTGGTGAGACAGTTTCTATGTCTCCTTCAACTGTATCTGGACGAATTTCATCTGCCCAGTTTCTCATTCGAGTAAAAGGTGATTTAGATTTTTTAAGATCTTTTGCTTCTTCTTCTAATCTTCTTGCAGCAATGTTTGCTCCAGAAGAAATGTCATCTAATCTTCCAAAATCACTTTTAATGTTATATTCTTTTTCTGCATCTTCAATACGTTTTTTATATCTTTTTTCAATGTCTGCTTGTGCTTGCCAATCTCCACCCGCAAAAGCTAAATCAGTTTCAAGACTATTATATAAATCATTTAATTTTTCTCTTGACTCGTTGGCTCCCCTTACATTCATAATTGTTTTAGCATTCTGTAATCCAACTGTTTTTGCAAGAGAAGAAAGATCAGCTTCTTTTGCTCTAGCTGTGCCTCCAGGTAAAAATGAAGTAGCATATTTAAAAGATTCGTTTAAACCTTCTCCCATACCCATACGTATTAATGTTTCTCCACCTATCCATAACATTTCAGGTATAACTCCAAATTTTAAAACATTTCTGCCTAACTTGTAAGCTTGGTTGGCAAACTTCACAAAATTTCTTGCCTCTGCTCCTTTTGCTATTTTCCCTGAATTAATTTTTTCTACACCTTTTAAATAACAGTTTGCTCCTGTATTAAAACCTACACGTCCGCCAGCTGCTAAATCTGAACAACCAATTTTTTTAATTA